AAATCAATGAAAGTTGGAATTTTTTACTCCTCTATAACTAATATTCATAAAGCTCCACATAAAGAAAATTTGATGGATTGTTTTTGTGATGGGGTAAATGTCTGTGGGGATGAAGTTATAGAATTTAGAAGTATCAGTGATAATATTCCAAAATTAGATGCAGGGTTTATTTTAGGATATACTTTGGAAAATAATTATAGAAAACGTATTATTGATATTTTGAAATTGCAACGGGCTAAAATTATTTTTGTAGATAGTAATATTTTTTCATATGGCAGAGCCAGTCATTTTTATCATAGATACAGTGTCAATAGTGTTTATCCAACAGATGGTGAATATTTTTTAGGTGATCAAAGATACAATTCAAAATTAGATAATATTTTAACACATCATAAATTAGCTATGGAACCTTGGAGACAAAACGGAGATCATATTTTAGTTTTAGGTCAACGTACTTTATCTTGGAACATGCCTAATCAAAATGGATTAGATTGGATTACAAATGTTATAAAAAGGTTAAAAAAAATTACTGATAGAAAAATCATTGTTAGATTGCATCCAGGTGATAAAAGTTTTAATACTGAGAATAAAAAAAAGCTACACAGTCTTTATGGAAGAAAAGGTGTAGCCATATCTAACAATGAAAATATTCGAACTGATTTGGCAAATGCTTGGTGTTCAGTAGGATTTAATTCCACCCCAAATTGCGTTAGTGTGATTCAAGGAATTCCTGTGTATTTAGATGACCCCTTAAATAGTTGGGCTTGTGATGTAGGGTTTGATGATATTAATTTAATAGAAACACCAATAATGACGGATAGAACACAATGGTTAGATAAAATTGCTCATATACATTGGAGTAATGACGAAATTAGTTCAGGTAAGTATTGGAGTAGATTTAAGAGTTTTTATCAATGTATGACATAATTTTTATTTCAAATAATGAATCAAATGCTGATGAAAATTGGGAAAGATTGCGTTCTAGATTTGTATTAGCCAAAAGAATTAATAATGTCAAAGGTATCCATAACGCTCACATAGCAGCAGCAAAAAGTTCATTTACCAAAATGTTTTGGGTAGTGGATGGCGACGCTCGAGTATTAGAAGAATTTGAATTTAATTATGTTGTTCCCGAATATGATTTAGATTGTGTGCATATTTTCCATAGTAGCAATCCCATTAATGATCTGGTCTATGGATATGGTGCTGTTAAATTATTACCTAGAAGATTAACTTTAGAAGTTGACACATCTAGTTTGGATATGACACTAAGTATTAACAATAAAATTAAAGTAATAGAACAAGTATCTAATATCACAAATTTTAATGTAGATAAATTTAGTACATGGCGCAGTGCTTTTAGGGAAGCAGTTAAATTGACTATCAACGTAATTAATAAAAAAGACAATGATGAAAGTCTTAAAAGATTAAGCACGTGGTGTACAATGGGCTATGATAGACCTTATGGTAGTTATGCTATAAAAGGCGCATTGGCTGGTAAAGCCTATGCTTTGGTAAATTTTGAAAATACTGATAAACTAAAATTGATTAATGATTTTGAATGGTTAAAACAAAGGTTTGACAATGATTGATTTTACAGCATTTAGCCATGGTCAAGTTGAAAGTAAAATTTGGTTATGCGAAAGATTGGAATCTATTATGCCTAGTAATAGTCGTATCGCAATATTGGGTGGATGGTATGGTTTATTGGCTTTTCTACTATTAAGTAGACGTGCTGTAGATATTAAACATATTAGATCCTTTGATATAGATTCAAAAGTTGAATCCATAGCAGATAAGATCAATAATGCTTGGGTGTGTAATGGTTGGCAATTTAAAGCGCATACCCAAGACGCTAATCAAGTAGACTTTTCAGAGTTTGATGTAATTATTAATACATCAGCTGAACATATCGTTGATAGACAATGGTTTAATAAAATTACCAATCAATTAGTGGTAATTCAAAGTACTGATCAAATTCATGATGATGACGATGATCATGATTATTGCTTTAGTTTAGATCAGTTAGCAGAGCGTTACCCTTTGACTAATCTTTATAGATCAGAAAAGAAGTTTAAATATCCAGATAAAGAGTTTTCTAGATTTATGTTAATTGGCTACAAGACTGGAAGTTAATGGGAAAATATTAGCAATAGCTTCAGCACAGGCCAAGGCTACTTCTTGATGTTCCTTTTGAGTACCATTAGCACTACGCAGTTCAATAAAATGAATCCAGCTACGTAGAGTTCCATTCATATAAAGACGACTTTCAATTAGTCCTTCAGGCAATACTGCACGAGCTTGTTCTTTGGCAATACCGTTCTCAATTGCCCATTCGTATTCACGACGTGCCGCATAGATAACTCGTTGTTGAGCACGATACCAATCGTTTTGCAGTAAGTGATCGTCAACTTCTACGCTATTTTGCCTATTTTTATCATCTTGTAGTCTAGCTTCTCTAGTGACAAAATTAAGGTCTTTAGTTGGGTCAGCGTAGCGTTGACTAAACTCTTGAAAACTGAAACTACGATGACGCAATATTTGCCGAGCAATATCCCTAGTAGTGGTGATCTCCATACAGGCAGAAGCCATTTCAAGAGGGCTCCAGTGTTGATGTTTAATCAAATATTTGATTAGTTTTTCACTGGTTTCTGTGTTAAGTTGATTACTGGGATTACTAACTCTAGCGCAATACGCTACCAATTCCTGTGCAGTATCAATACCCAAATTTTTCATTTCTTCTGTGGGTTGACTATAGGAAATTAATTTAACATTCATAGTTTTCTTTTTCTAAGGAATTTGGTTGTTTCTCGACTAATATCTTTTTTAATCTTGTCTGTGTCTAATTTAAAATCTATGCTTGATATATGTTCTTTATAGTTCATAATCATTTCTTGAATATTTTCTTGGACAATTTGCCAGTTGTCGTCCCGTAGATTTTTACCTATGTCTATATTCCAAATCTTTTTATCTTTAAATTTGACTTGTATAGAGCATAGGTATTTTAAGGGTACTACATTAAGTTCAACATCCTCGAAAATTTCGGGCCAACTTTCAATGACATCCTTTGAAAGTTTTTTGATGGTCATTTTCTTTTTTTAGTTGGCACCAATGCTTCAGCTTGACGACGTAAATCAGCAGCCTGTTTAGATAACTTGTCAGCCTGCCCTCTCAATTTAGTAGCACGTTGTTCTACTGGCATGTCTTCAAAATTCTCTTCTACGACAGGCATGGGAGTTTCAGTAACAGTGGCTACTTCAACAATTTCAACATCGTCTCTCTTTTTATTTTTGAGGTCTTCCTTAATGGATAAGTCATCAATGGCCACACCCATTTGCTCTGCAATTACCATATTGAGCTGATCTAATTTAATTTTAGTTTGAAAATTAGGAATCATTTCAATTTGATCAGTGGCAATTCTAAGTAATTTGCCTTGATTATGCAATGAGGCTAACATAATGCTGCCATCAGGGAAAGTACTCCTTGCCAATACTTCGGCAAATTCATTAGCAGTTTGAGCAGCATTAGACTCTACTAATTGAATTAGTGCATCATGAAATCTGTCTTCTAGTGCTTCTGTGGGAATTACTAGGCAGTTATATGCGTCACCAGGCAGAGTCCTGTATGCTACCAGACACTTCCTACCGTTGGTTACAAAACGCCCAACGTGTTTAAGACTAACCATTTTATTCTTCCTTTGCGGCTGTTGCTTGACCTAAAAACTTGCTCAGTTTGTTATAAACTTTGCCAACAGCTTCCATTTCAGCAGCTTTATAGCTACCACGGCTATTAGTTACTTCAATAATTTGTTTTAATGCATTGAGATCGTTAATGTTAAGATCTTCAGCAACATCTACTTCTTGTTCTTCTACTGGCTCTTGTTGTTGTTGTTTCATTGGTGGTTTGTTCATAATGTCTCCTTAAAAGTGTACTATTATATATCTTTTCTAAAAAATTAAAGATTATAAATCTGAATAAGATAGCAAAAAGAAACTTAATTCTTTTTCTTCTTCAAATCCAAGATTTGTTTCATAGCGTATGCTATTGGTATTGTCCAATGCTAGTTTCATAGCCAAATAATATCTACCATTTAAATTATGGTAGATCCATTCATTAATAGATTGGATTTTATCGGGCGGTTTATGTCCTAACGTAGTATAATGAAAATGGCGAGCAGGAAAGTCTACTCGCCGTAAACCTAATAAATTTAATGGATTAGGCTTGCCGTTCTTTAGGGCCATTACTTAGCTTCTTCGTAATAGGCATATTGTCCAAAGGGAGGAACAATGTTTTGATTACCATGAATAATAAACAGTGTATCGCAATAGTGCTCATCGCCCCAAGATCCATATGGATAGCCATCAGTAAACATAATAAACTTCTTTGGAGTAATATTATGCTCTTTCATATATGTCCAATTGGCATCAAAGTCAGTGCCACCACCGCCTTTAAGTTCGTAGTTTTCAATTTCGTTTTCATAGCTGTCAAAGTCTTGTTCATTGTAAACACTGGTGTCAAAACACCAAATCTTCACTTTGAAGTCTTTGTACTCGTCCATGATGCCTTTGATTTCGCTCAACATGTCCTTGCCCATTGCGTCAGTAATACTTCCGCTCATGTCCAAGCCAACACAAACATCAATGGTTTCTTCATTTTTCATACTGGGCAGTACAGCACCCAGCCCCCAACCTTTACGATTGGGACGAGTAAAACTGAAATCAGACTTGATCAAACTTTGAATTTGTTGACGTAGGTATTGACGCCAATTAATTTTAGGCTCGGTAAGATCCTTAATAAGACGAGCTACGCCTGCGGGAGTGTTGCCTGCACCTGCGGCGTTGGCTGCTTGGATAGTGGCTTCACGGATCTCGTCACGGATGGCCTTGAGCTCTTCTTTAGTATATTGCGGGCGTCCATTTTCGCCTTCTTTGTCCCAGTCAATATGTTCGTCAAGTAGCTTACCCAATGCATCTAGTTCTTGATCATCATATTTTTCCATGAGCTCGTCGTATACTTGCTCTGCGCTCTTGCCATAATGTTGGGGATCATGGAAGATTGGAATCTTAGGAGGTTGCTCGCCAATATGGTCACGAATCAATTGACCGTTTACGCAATAGTCAGCAGCAATGTTGAATACTTTGCGATTACGACCTTCGTTACGACCCAAATGATCAAATACGTTATGGAGAATTTCGTGACCAATAACAAATTCAACCTGTTTATTGGTCAAGTCTTCAAAAAAGTTTCGATTGTAGTAAAGTGCTCGACC